GAAAAAACTCAACACAGCGGTTTGTGATGAGGTTGGATGGATTCTTCAAGAGAATAAAAATGAATTAAAATTAATGGCCTCCATGATCAGAGATGATCAAGAGGGAGGCCGTACAATTGTCATTTATAAAAGTTCAATTATCCATCGAAGAACAATTCCATTGAAATTATTTTCAGATGACAGTAAGAAAAAACTCGACTAACGATTTACTTAATCAAAAACATCTTAAAGGTGTTGTTTCAGAATTAAAGGCAACACAAATTCTCATTAAAAATGGTTTTTTAGTTTACAAAAACATAACTCCTCATGGTATCGTGGACATTGTAGCAATGGACCAGGAGGGAAACCTTTTTTTAATTGATGTTAAGACAATTTCATTTAGGAAAAAGTATAAATTACCTTCTAGAAAAGAAATAAGAAGAGCACCTACAGGGCAGCAGAAGAGATTAGGGGTTATTTTGATGATTATTGATGGTAATGAAGTCAGATTTTCTCCTTCAAACTGTGATTTAAGTAAAAAAATAAAAAGTCAATAACTTTATTTTATGTTTTTAAAAATATTTATGTAGAAAAATGGACCAGGTCTTTGATATAATGGAGTTTCCCACGCATATACGCGGGTAAGTATATGAAAATTTAATACTATATAAGGAGTGAAAAATGAATGTACAATTTAGTGAGCAAACTATGAAGAAATTAACAGAATTAGAACTTAAAAAAATGTCAGAAGATCAATTACAAAAAATGTATATTGAATATCTACAACAAAGACTGTTAAAAATGGATGAGAAATGTTCTTGTGGTGGAAGAAAGTAGGGATAAACCCTACTTCTTCAACTTTTTATATGGTTCTTTGTCTTGAGAGACTAAAAGACATTCATATTGAATTTGTTCTATTAAAGAATTTACTGTTTCAACAGAAGGTTTAGCCTCTCCATACTTTACAAGTCTTAATTTATCTGCGAGTTTTTTGATGAAATCAATTTTATCGCACATTTGACTAATTTTATGATGCATTTTATTTCTTTGTTCGTTCAAACATCATATTATGATATTCCTCGACAATAATCTCTAATTCAGTTGGAACTGATCTTCTAGATTTTTGACAAATTTCTTCTAACATTTTTCTTGTTTTAGTAGAAACCATTTGAGAAACCCATTTGTTTTTGTCTTTACTCATTTTTTCTTTTTTCTCCTTCTTTTTCTTGCTGCTCTTTTCATCTTGGCTACCCCACTAGGAGGTCCATGACGTACTCTAACTGCGGTAGATAACCCTTTAGTGTTTCCCATTAGATTACATCCAACAACATGTTAATATTATAGAGCTCGTCTTGAAGTTTACTAATCTCATAATTAATTTTTTCATTAACGATTTCTATTTTAGAGACATTTCTAACTTTCATGTATTTTTCAAGTTGCTTTAATATCTCTCTTTTTCTTTTTGAATGGATATCTACCCACATTTCTTCGGTTTCACTCATATTAAAATTCCTTCTAACCGGTGAGTATCCGTTCCCGGTATCCAATAGGGAACTCTAAGCCATCCATGTTCGTTTATTAGTCGATTTATTATGTGATTATAATTGTATTTAACCATCATTCTTTCCTTTCTATATATTATTTTATAGCTATTTCCAATAAATGCTATAGACACTTTGCCTGGCAAATCGATTTTTTTCTTATATATACGCGCGTATGCGTATGGGATAATGTAAATTTTAAAGTAATATTATATATAAAAATAAGTATAATATTTTGTGTTTATTTAAATATGAACATTTCCTCCTTTCACTGAGATAAGGGGTTTTCCTTATGAAAGCCCCTTACAACTTTGGCAGCTATGCCTCTTTATTTTTCCATTCTATGATTTTTTGTTCTGAGTCACATTTTTCACACCATGCTTCATCCTCATTATAAAAATCAATCTTTTCAGAAAACCCTTCATTGTCATGAGTTTCATCCCAATGAAGATCAGTAGAGCCACAATTTTTACATTCATAAGTTTTGTGAACTTCTGCTTTTATTAAATGTCTAGCATTGTTTTTAAAACAATGACTAACCACAATTTCATCTAATTCATCAGATTTCAGTCTTTTAATAAAATCTTCTGAACAAGAAAGCTCAATATCTATTTTTAATCTTACTTTCTTCATTCTTTCTCTCCTTCTTTATTCATTTTTTCGTTCCAATATGTTGAAACATTTTTTATCATATACTCACTTAAAGGAATTAAGTTTCTTATATCTATTTCAATGAATAGTATTTCACCATTTATATATTTTTGAAGCTGTTCTTTTTCTTTCGCTTCATCTAAATCTAAATGTAGTTTATTTTTGTGATATGTTATTTTCATTTTTGGTAGCCTCCTATTGCTACAGACACAACAAAGGGCTATGAAGCCCTTTGTAATTTATGTTCTAATCGATCTATTTTTCTTTGTTTTTCATCCCAATATTTTTGGGCAACAGTAGTAGTCATACAAGTTAAATTTATTGGATGACTATCTGCTTGGAGTTTTTTTAAATATTCAATTTCTTGAATTAACTCCTCTTTTGTTTTTCTAAATCGGTTGTCTCTTCGCAATTAAACAATCCCTTCTAGTCTATGACCAATAGTGTTTTCACTTAGAAAAACTCGAATAGATGCACCATGAAAAATTAATGCTCTTAGTTGAAGATCACTGAAATAAATATTTTCGGCAAAATCATCACCAGAAACATCGTGAGTTTTTTCCCAATCAAAATCTTTGTCTTTAGGGTTAAAACCTTCTGCATAAATGACTTTATTTTTCTTTGGATCTTTTTCGTTGTAAGCATTCATTAAATAAATGCCATCATCTTTTACGAGATGAAAACATTTGTCAGTAGTTTCATCTTTTGTATATGGAATTGGAAACTTTTTCGTTTTAAAAGTTTTTAATGCCAATTGTTGTAGTTCTTCGTTTGCTTTAAATACTAATTCGTACATTTTTGGTAGCCTCCTATTGCTACAGACACAAAAGAGGGGAAAATTAATTCCCCTCTAATTCTCTTTTATTTACTTTCTTTTCTCACTAAATCATAACAATTATGATTTTCTAAAATGTTGGCAATATTACCTTTTACATCATCCTCACTTTCTCCTTGAGAATGTTGGTAAAAAGTAAGATTATCTAAAAAATCAATAAAATAATTTTCTAAATCAACCACACAATTTAAAAGATTTGTTTTAGTTTCAAAATCTTTGTTCTCTCTTGTTAACCCAATTTTAAATAATTTAGTTACAATTGATTTTAAAGTTTTGTTTGCTTCGTCTGTGATTGTTTGCTCTTTCTTTTGTTGCAATAAATCTTCTGCTAACCAATCAGATAAAAAATCACTTTCTTCTTTTGTTAAAGTTAAATTATTCATTCTAAGTAGCCTCCTATTGCTACAGACACAGGGGGAAATAATTCCCCCTTATATTTAAAATACTTGAGTAATGTCGTTAATTAGAACAGTGTTCATTATTCTTCCCCTTCCAAACATTAAATTGACCGATTATAAATCCAAAAGCATTATCACCTTTTTTTATTTTTTTATAATAAGTATCTTTTACCCATTTAAATTTTGAATCGTTATGAACTACTTCATAAAATAAATCTAATTTATCTGCTTCGTTCATTATAGTTCCTCACCTTCGCTAATATGAATTTCTACTTGTCCACTATTTTCGTAAGTTCCTAAAAAATCATGTTCGATTAAGCTACTATCTTTACTATAAACATCATCATAATTATCGTTACTACGATAAAACACGACAAGTTTATTTAGATCATGCTTTTTTAGTTTGTTTATTAGTTCTGATACTGTCATTTTAAATAGCCTCCTATTGCTACAGACACTCTTATATATACGCGTACGCGTATGGGATTATGCAAATTTTAAAATATTATGGGACATAAAAAACCGGGGTTTCACTGGATTTTTTTTGTAATTTTTTATTACTTTTGTGCTGCCATAGACACAACAGAGAAAAGGGGAAAATCCCCTATTCCCCAAATTCTTCTTTTATTTGTTTGGCTTCTTCCACATCACCCCATTTTGTTCTTATCTCGTCAAAGGAATGTATAAAAGGATAGTTTGCAAGAAATGGTTCAAAATCGTTTATATTTTCGAATTGACTTATTTCTATAACATCCTCTTGAGCTGAAAATATAAGTTTATTAATTTGATCCATTTTATTTAATAAAGATATTTTCTTCTCTGAAACATAAGATTTATTACTTAAATCTTGTAACATCTTTTCTATTGTCATTTTACTTCTTCCCTTTCGTAATCATAATGAATTTCAGACAAATTAATTTCTTTATCCCAGTCTAATTTAAACAAGTCGCAGAAATGTCTTAAATCTGCAATTACATCTGCCACTCTTGGATATGTATTTTTTTGGTTCTTCTCGTGAAGTTCCTCGTTTAATCCTAGAAGCCTTTTTATTTTTAATGCTCTTTGTTTATTAGTAATCATTTTTTATAGCCTCCTATTGCTATAGACACACCAAGAGGAGGTTTTTAAGCCTCCTCCTGAAAATCAAGGTTAATACCTTCAATTAGTCTTTTTTCTTCATAGTCTTTAAAATTATATTCAAAGCCAAATCCCTCTGTTTGTTGTTCATCGCCATCAATGTAATCACCAATAGACTTCCAAGGTTTAAAAGAATATTCGAGGGTTTCAGTTGCAAAGTGGTATGAAATAATATGCTTATTTTTTAAATATATAAATAAATGAAAAAAATTTCCTCCACTTCCATAATTTTCAACTGCTTTAATTTGGTAATATATATTATGGTTTGCCCAATGGTTTTTTTTCCATTTAATAAAATCAAAAAAATATTTATTTTTATTAATTAAATCTATCAATTTTAAAAATTGAATGTGTTCTTGGTGGGTTGTTTCTACGATCATATTTTATAGCCTCCTATTGCTATAGACACTGAAGGGGGAAATTGATCCCCCTTCGAGCTTTTTTATTCTTCGAATTTTTTCAAATTCTTTTGGATGACTTTTTGAATTTTTTCAATTCCTTTTAAAGTTTGTCGCCAACCTTGATTTATTGGATCAAAAAAATTTTTGGTGTCCAGATGCTCTCTACTTTCGATTGACTCTTTTAAGTCTTTCGAAACTTGTTTTAATGCATATTCTAGATTTTCTAAATCATCATAATCAAATGTTATTTGTACATTATTCATATTAAGTAGCCTCCTAATGCTACAGACACTGAAAGAACCACGAAGCGAAGAACTCGCCTCGTGGCTCGTGGAGGATTTATTTTTTATTACTGATATAAGAATTATAAACTTTCATAAATGCATTTATTCCCATTTCGTTAGGGGCGAAAAATTTACCATGCCCTACAAAAGTATTAAATAATAATTGAAATTCTTGAGTCGTTGACAAACCAAGTTTTTTATTTTTCATATTAAGTAGCCTCCTATTGCTACAGACACTCAAGGGAAAAGGGGATTATATATCCCCTCTTTTTTTGTGGTAATACATGGCATAACCAAAAGGGCAATGATAGCTGCCCCAGTCATCAAAGAAAAAAATTTCTTTTATTCTTTTGTCAAGTAAGTCTGCTTGATGATCGGTAAAAACTCTTTTTGTTTTTCCTGTTTGTTTGTCGAAGTTTACAACTTCTCTTGGGTCGTCATCGAAGTGATAACACTTACCCTTTTTAATTAGATAACGAATAAAAGCTCGAGCCTCTTTAATCGTGGTTATTGGCTGAGCAATCGTAAATAAAAAATTTGTTGTTATTTTCATAATAATAGCCTCCTATTGCTACAGACACTCAAGGGAGTGACTTGGATTAATCCAAGTCACAGGCATTATTAAAACCAACAACGAAGCCAAGTAATTCTTCTTTAGAATTAAATCGCTTGTAGTCTTCGCAATATTGATTGTATCCAATATTGATTGAATGAGGGTTAAAAGTTATTCCCTGTTCAATAATTCTTTTTTTTAGTTTTTCGTCTGCTTTTTTATAAAGGTTTTGGGTGAATTCATGGCAATGACTTGCGTAATAATATTTTTCGTTTTTAGGTAATCGAAAATTAATCGCTAACATATGATCTTTAAATTCTAAATCCCTAAGTTCTTTAAATTCTTCTAAAGATGTTTCTAAACCTTTTTCGAATTTTTGTCTTAGTTCAACCATTCTTGCAGTTTCTTTAATACTTAAATTTAACATAATAAATAGCCTCCTATTGCTATAGACACCAAGGGGAGTTTAGCCCCCTTGTTGTTGTGTTTCGTCCATTAAGGACTCATCAGTATAGCTTTGGAGTTTCTGACTGTTCAACTTCGAAGGTCGTCAACCTTTGGACTCTTTGCCCTAAGAACTCGATCTAAATGCCCTTCCCCTTAAAATTTGGACGATTAAGGAGGTTTTTCGACCTATTCTCGCACAGAAAGATATTAATATTGTTTCTTGTCTTTCTGCCCCAATGCCTCGCCTAGTGAAAAGTAGTTTTCTTGCTTATTCTACAAATGCTATTGCGATTGAATTTCTTCCATTTTTTATAAATTCTTTTAATTCCTGTCTGCTTGGCATTAACTTAACAAAATTAAAAGAAGCCATAAAAAAGCCTAATACTATTTTTTTCATATTAGGAATTTGGGTTTTTAAAAAATTCATCAAAATAAATCTATCAATTTATATATTATAATCAAGTAAATTATTATAAATAATTGATTATTTTTTACTGCCTGAAAATCAATATTTCAAAATCCATTTTAAAAGCCTTGGAGGTGTCAAGTTTATTTTTGAGAGTGATTTTTTATTTATATTTTTAAAGGGCTACTGCTGCTCAAATAAAGCCTTTTTTATGATAAAATATCATATAGTTTTAAATTAAGGGTAAAAATAAAATCCATTTTAAAGCTCATAGAGATAGGTAAAAAATCTTTCCCTTATGATGTTATATGATAATTTATGATATCTTAAAAACCTCTTAAAACAGGAAAAACGACTATAACGCATTATATAGAACTTTGTTCGAAACAACGAACCTGGTCCTTTTTGTTCGTATTTTGTTCAAAAGTAATAAATTATTACCAGGCATTGATTAAAAAATTTTGAAAAGTCAAGAGATTTAATTTGTGAGCTTTTCGTGGATCGTGGATCGTGGAACAGTACTAGAAGTTTTTTGAAAAAATTTAGAAAAAAAAGTTTTTTGAAAAAAAAAGAAGTGTAGCACTGTAGCAATTGACTTAAAACCATTGAAAAATATAACAGAATGGTGACACACTACTCGTTTTCAGTAGTGTGGAAGTGTAGCAATTTAAAACCTTTCTCTCTAGGTAATTGGGCGACTTTTTAAGAAAATTTTATTTTTAATAATATTTTTGAAAAAATCATAAGTAACGATTTTAGTATAATTGATTTTTGTAATTATATTAATAATGTAACCTTATATTTTTAATGGCTGCCGAAAAAAATTTATACAAAATGGTAAAAGAAAAATTAAAAGAGTTTCACCCAATTCGCATTGAAACATCTACTTTTAATGGGTTTCCTGATTTTGTACTTTTTAATAAAAATAAAAAAGTTTTATTTATCGAATGTAAAGCTTGTGAGAGTTCTAAATTGTTACACTCGTTAAGTCCTCATCAAAAATTATTTCATTCAAAATATTCTGAATTAATGGAGGGTTTATTTATCTTGCAGAGGGTTCTCTCTGAAAGAAGGATTTTTCTGTATAGGTCAAAAGACAGTAATTTTTTATTACAAAAAACGAGCCTCGAACCTTGTGCAGAGGTCGAGCTTTCGTCTGACTGGGGAAAAATAAAAAAAATATTGAACGATCAACCACTACATATAGACACGCGAAACGCGATCCACGAGGCGAGGGCAGAAAATGGCGAAAAATAAGGCTTTTCCCAGGTTTTTCGTGGATAATAATCTATATTATGCAACAAATATAACATTTCACATTGTGGAACATTAGGTACTTAAGGAAAAATGCTCAAAATAGTAATAAAATATTACCCCACCCCCAAAAAAAATACCCCGGATTTTATAGAAGATCACAAGGGTGAGCAGGATAAATACAGTCATAGGGAGAATTTTGTGTATGGATTATAAAAACCTGGATAAAGAACAACTAAAAGCAATGATTTTGCTTCGTCAAAAGATAGAGCAAGAAGGTGCTCGCACTAATTTCATGTTATTTGTTAAAGCAGTATGGCCAGAGTTTGTCGAAGGACCACATCATTTACGAACATCAGAAAAATTTCAAAAATTTTCTACAGAAAAAGGCTGCCGTTTAATCATTAACATGCCACCTAGACACACAAAGTCAGAATTTGCGAGTTATTTGTTTCCTGCCTGGATGATGGGTATCAATCCTAGACTAAAAATCATTCAAGCTACACACACAGGTGAGCTCGCAGTCAGATTTGGTAGAAAAATTCGTAACTTAATGAATACAAAGGAATATAAACGAATATTCCCTGGTGTAACATTACGAACTGACAACCAAGCTGCCGGTCGTTGGGAAACAAATCATGGAGGAGAGTATTTTGCAGCCGGTGTTGGTGGTGCAATCACAGGTCGTGGTGCTGATCTACTCATTATTGACGATCCACACTCAGAACAAGACGCATTATCAGAAACTGCAATGGATAATGCTTATGAATGGTACACATCTGGTCCTCGTCAGCGTTTACAACCTGGAGGATCTATTGCTATCGTGATGACTCGTTGGTCACAAAAAGATTTAACTGCCCAGCTAGTGAAGAAGATGGGAGATCTTAAAGCAGATAAATGGGATTTAGTAGAATTCCCAGCTATCTTAGAAGATCATGACGAAGAAAAAAGAAAACCTATTTGGCCACAGTATTGGAAACTTGAAGAACTTGATAAAGTTAAAGCTTCTTTGACCCCATCCAAGTGGAATGCCCAGTGGCAACAAAACCCCACTTACGATGGAACAAGTATTATTAAACGTGAATGGTGGAAGATATGGGAAAGCTCTGTTCCCCCTGAATGTTATTTTAAAATTCAAACATACGATACTGCATTTTCAAAAAAAGAAACTGCTGACTTCTCTGTTATAAGCACCTGGGGTATTTTCTATCCTTATGAAGGACAAGAGCCCCATATAATTTTGTTAGATGTCGAAAAAGGTCGTTGGGATTTTCCTGAACTTAAAAAAGTGGCTATTGATAATCTTCGACATTGGAATCCTGAATTAGTTATCATAGAAGCGAAAGCAACCGGGATGCCCTTGATACATGAGCTAAGACGAATGGGAATTCATGCGACTGCATACTCCCCGAACCGCGGTCAGGACAAACATGTCCGTGTGAATACAGTCGCTCCCATATTCGAAGCGGGCCACGTTTGGCGGTCCAATGACGACTGGGCGATTGAAATGATGGAAGAATGCGCTTCCTTTCCTTATGGAGAGCATGACGATTTGGTTGACGCAATGACCTTAGCTTTGTTAAGATATCGACAAGGTAATTTAGTCCAATTAAGAGATGATGAAAAAGACGATTATATACCAAGGAGTAAAAGAAAATATGTCTACTATAACGGTTAAAAAAGTAAATCCGGAAGATAGAAGGTTAAAGCAAAAGCTAACACCTAAACAAATGTTATTCGTAGCGAACTACGTCCAACAGACTTTAACAGGCAAAATTTCCGCGGCAGAAGCGGCTCGCCTCGCAGGCTACTCTCATGATCGTGCCAGGCAAACTGCTCATGAATTATTAAATCCAAAATTAAATCCATATATTGTCGAAGCGATACAGGAAATGAAACAAGATTTGTATGAGACATCAGGTGTATCCATGGCTTCTCATTTAACGGCACTAAAAGAAATGCGGGACGAAGCGCGGTCCGATAAACACTATTCGGCAGCCATCAACGCAGAAGTGGCCAGGGGTCGTGTGGCAGGATTCTATGATTTGAAAAATAAAACAGACGAATCGATGGATAGTATGAGTAAAGACGAGTTAATAGAACTCTTGGAAAAGTACGATCAACAGGGTATAACTCATGATAGAGGATTAATTGTGGATGACGACAGAAGATCCTTAACTAGCGAACAGCGGACCGTGGACAGTGATTAACCCTTGTATGTAACTAAAAAAGATATATTTTAAAAATTATGGCAGATAATATTGATAAAGGTTTATATCAAACAGGTAGCCCACCTGAATTAGAGATTATTAAAAAAGAAACTGAAGTCGAAATTGATGGGCAAAGAATTCCTACTCCTGAAGGATTAGAAATTGAAATGGATGAAGAGGGAGGAGCAATCTTAGATTTTGATCCAAGAGAAGCTTTACCTGAAATTGAATTTTATTCTAACTTAGCAGAAGTTATTGACGAGAGAGATCTAATGGAACTTTCTGATGAGTTAATGGCAGATTTCGAAAGTGATAAATCTTCTCGCAAAGAATGGGAAGACTCTTATGTTAAAGGCCTGGGGCTATTAGGAATTAAATACGAAGAGAGAACAAATCCATTTAGAGGAGCAAGCTCGGCTACTCATCCGCTGCTCGCGGAAAGCGCAACACAATTCCAAGCTACAGCGTTTAAAGAGTTACTACCCGCAGGCGGTCCTGTCAGAACTAT